AAGAACACAAAATTTATAAAATCTTATGGTTTTTTGGAAAAGCGGCAAAATTCACGCTATAATGTGAGTATAAGCCGTTTTTTGTTTCAAAAAGAATCAAAAATTAGTTTAAAGTGTTCCACGTGAAACAAATGTGGTAAATTGATGTGAAGTGCAAGATATAAGAAAGGCATGGTGTAACATGGAAAAGAAAAAGCAGATTATTTACAAGAAGGTTGTGGAATTAGTACCGTATGAGAACAACCCGAGAAACAATGATGAAGCTGTCGATTATGTTGCTAATAGCATTAAGCAGTTTCATTTTCAAGTCCCAATTATAATTGACAAAGACAATGTTGTGGTTGCAGGGCACACAAGGTTGAAAGCATGCAAGAAGTTAGGAATCGAAGAAGTCCCTTGCATTGTGGCTGATGATTTGACAGAAGATCAAATAAAAGCGTTCCGAATTGCTGACAACAAGGTTGGCGAGGTTTCCATGTGGGACATTGAAAAGTTAGGATTTGAATTGGCAGACATTGATATAGACATGAATGAGTTTGGAGATTTTGGCCTTGAAGATGATAGTGACAATGTTGATCTTGAAAACAAAGAACAAAAGCCAGAATTAGAATTTACAGAGGTTTTAGGAGAAGAACACAATTATGTTGTTCTGTATTTTGATAACGATGTTGATTGGTTACAGGCAGAAAGTCTGCTTGACATCAAGCCTAGAAAAAATCTTTCCACAAGAACAGATGGAAAGATCACAGAGAGCATGACGAGGGTATCTGTAGGCCGTGTGTTGAATGGAGCAGAAGCGTTGGAAAGGTTGCGTAAACATTATGAAAATATCGGTTAATTGCCCATCATATAAAAGACCTAAAGTTGAGACTCTGGACTATCTGCCTTATTGTAAAGTGTGGGTAGCGGAGAATGAATATGTGGATTATTTGATGGAAAACAAAGGCTTTGAGAATAACATCATAAGTGTGCCTAACGAAGTGCAGGGGAATCTGTGCAGAATCAGAAATTACATACTCGACAAAGAATTACCGAACAACGATATGGTTTTGATTATTGATGACGACATGCAACAGATTTACAGGTATGAGTGCAGGGGAATGTATGGTTATCAAAAGCATGCGGTTTCTGCTGATGAATTGCTTGCGGTTCTGGAAGAATACACAAACCTATGTGACGAGTTCGGCTTTAAATATTGGGGAATCATGTGCAATGCGGATGAGCTTAGTTATAGGCAGACAACTCCGTTTAGTACAGTTAGCTATATAGGTGGACCATTCCAAGCCTTTCTGCATGGCAATGAGCTCAGATATGATGAACGGTTGCCTTTAAAGGAAGATTACGACATGACCTTACAGAACTGCAACAAATATCGTGGTTGTCTTAGAGTGAACAGCTATTTCTATGATTGCAAGCAGTCTAAACAGGCGGGTGGATGTGCGACATACAGAAATTATCAGAGAGAAATAGAACAGCTTGAATTGTTGCAGAATAAATGGGGCAAATCTATAGTGAAGATTGACAACGTAGTCAACCAGAATGCGAAACGAGTAAAGAAAAACATTGATTACAACCCGATTATTCGCATTCCGATAAAGGGGGTATAACATGGCAAAAAAGTTAAATTTGAATGAGCAGGCAGAGGAAATCCTACAGAAAGCAGAAGCGTTTGGTGTTGACAAAAATTTTTTCTTTATTACGACATTCAGACGGTATATGGTCCAGATTAAAATCCTTAATGAGCTTGAAATGTCTATTAAAAATGACGGCGTACTTGTCACAAAAGAGTATGTGAAGGGCAGAAAGAATGTGTATTCACACCCTGCGATTCAAGATTTCAACCGTACCACTGACAGTGCAAATAAGACAGTAAGCACGCTGATGAAGATCATTTCGAGATTTTCTAGTGATGAAAATTCTGATAGTGATATTGACCCGTTACTTCAGCTGATAAATGGCGGTGACGATGATGGCAGTGACGAGCAGTAAGGCTTACGAATGTTGCAAAAGTTCAGTCAGAAAGAAAGACACTCCGAGATATGTCAAAAAGCAGATGCGAGACTGGATGAGGATCGTAGAAGGAAAAGATTCAAAGTACTTCGTATCTGAAAAAAAGGTAAAGCAGATTGAAAACATTCTGAAACTGCTTAACATGCCGAAAGGATTGAAAGCAGGACAGTCGATGTATAAGTGTGCCACTGGCTATCAATGGCTATTTTATACAGCCATGTTATGTACTGTATATCGTGACAAGCCGAAAAAGCGCAGATATGAAACAGGGTTGTTGGAGATTTGCAGAAAGAATTTTAAGACGTACACGGTCGCTACAATCTTTATTATCTTGTTTTTGACAGAACCAAGGTTCTCAAAGTTCTTTTCGGTTGCACCAGATGGTGCATTGTCGAGAGAGATAAAAGAAGCGATATCAGATACAATCAAATGCAGCCCGCTGTTATATGAGTACAAAGGAGCGAAGCGTTTCAAGCTGCTAAGAGACTACATTAAGTTCAAGCCGAATGAAAACACATTGATTCCGTTAGCATACAGTAACAACCGTATGGATGGACGTATGCCGAATGCATTCATTGCGGACGAGGTTGGAGCATTGCCTAACGGTTATCCTGTGGATGCCATGAGATCAGGACAGCTAAACGTAGTTAACAAATTAGGCTTTATCATCAGCACAAAATATCCGACAATCGACAATCCTTTCGAAGACGAGGTTGCGTATGCCAAGAAGGTTCTGGATGGTATCGAGAAAGACGATACTGTTTTTGCGCTTTTATATGAACCTGACAAAACTTCCGATTGGGAAACAGACGATCTTATTTTGAAGCAGGCGAATCCTGCGGCGCTTGAAATTCCTGAAATTTGGGATGATCTTGTAAAGAAAAGAGCCAGAGCCATTGCCATTGAGAACGAGCGAGAGAACTTTGTTACAAAGCACTGCAATATCATTTATCAAGGACAAGGAACTGAAACATTTATTGATGTTAAAGATGTTCAAGCATGCAAGGTTGCGAATATTGATTGGAACGGCAGAGTCGTATATTTAGGTGTTGACCTTTCAGAATCAAACGATAATACATCTGTTGCCATGGTTTCTGTAGATGATGATGATAACATTCTTGCAGAAAGTTTTGCGTTCATTCCAGCAGACAGGATCACAGAGAAAACAGTCTCGGAGCGTGTGAACTATCAAGAACTATTGAAGAGTGGTAAGGTGTTTGCGTGTGGTGACAGAGTTATCTCATATGCGTTTGTTGAGCAATTAATCTTGAGTGTTGAGAGCCGTTATAACGTACAAATACAGGCGATAGGATATGATAGATGGAACGCATTAAGCACAGCGCAGAAATTGGCTAATGAGGGTTATAACACGGTTCAAATCAAGCAGTCAAGCGTGCTACATTCTCCGACAAAGAGGATGAAAGAAGCAATCCTTAAGCAGAAGTTCAAATACACAGAAAACAAACTTCTTGAAATCAACTTTCAGAATGCGAAATGTGCTTATGACACAAACAAAAACATGTACGTTAGCAAGAAAAAGAGTAACGGCAAGGTTGATATGGTGGTATCACTTATCAATGCAATTTACCTTCTGGAACAGGATTATTTCTTGAACGAAGGTGACTTCACATTCCAGATGATTTAATTGATAGAAACGTGAATTTATGCTAATATATTTGCGTAAAATGTTTCAAATAGAAAATACTATAAAAGGGTGGTAACGAGAGTGGCACTATTCAAAAAAATATTCAAGAATAAAGTAAATATTAATGATCAAAGTGTTCAGCTTGACGATGTGCTGTTATCGGCATTGCTCAATAATGAGACAATAACGAGAGAAAAGGCCCTCACGCTTCCTGCCGTATCAGGCGCTGTTGATTTTATCAGCGGTTCGATTGCGGCAATGCCTGTTAAACTTTACAAGTACAAGAAAGGCAAAGTTGAGGAAGTGCAGAATGACAGCCGTGTACGAATGTTGAACGGCGACACAGGAAACACGCTTGACGGGTTTCAGACAAAAAAAGCCATGGTTGAGGATTATCTGCTTGGCAAGGGTGGATATTGTTACATCCAGATAGACAGACAGAACAACGTAACAGCACTGAAATATATTCCAGATATGAACGTTACTGTGTGGTCAAATTCCGACCCGATGAATCGTTTCGTACAGTTCTATGTTGGTACAGATAAAATATATCCGTGGAACATGGTCAAACTCTTGAGAAATACCAAAGACGGAGCAAGCGGAAAGGGATTGACAGAAGAAATCTCGAAGGCGCTTGAAACAGCTTATAGCACGTTGGTATATCAGCTTGGACTGGTTCAGACAGGCGGTAATAAAAAAGGATTCTTACAGGCAGAGCGTAGGCTTGGGCAGGAAGAAGTGGACAAGCTCAAAGAAGCATGGAAGAGGTTATACGCCAACAACACCGAGTCCGTCATGGTTCTAAATAACGGCATCAAGTTTCAGGAATCGTCAAACAGTTCTGTTGAAATGCAGCTTAATGAGAGCAAGAAGACTTTACAGGATGAAATCAACGGAGTTTTCCACATTCATAGTGACTTCAACCTGACATTCAAGGAAGCGATATATCCGATTATTAAAGCATTTGAGACAGCACTCAACAGCACGTTGCTGTTGGAAAAAGAAAAGAAAAACTTCTTCTTTGAATTTGATACGAAGGAAATTGTGAAAGCAAGCATCAAAGAGAGATTCGATGCTTACAAAGTTGCAAAAGACACAGGACTTATGACGATAAACGAATTGCGCCGTATGGAGAATTTGAACTACGTCGAGGGAATGGACGTAATCAATGTTGGGCTAGGTGCTGTATTGTATGACATCAATTCTGGCACATATTACACGCCAAACACTGGACAAGTTACAGGCGGAAATGAAGAAGAAACGGCTGAGAAAGCTGAAGAAACTGAACAGGGGGAAGATAATGAAATACAAGTACCTGAAGAATCTGACGAAAAATAGTGCAGATTTCTATGTATATGGTGATATTGTTGATGAAAATACACCGGACTGGTGGACTGGTGAAAAGTCCGAAACAGCAGTCGATACAAATGCATTCAAGACAGAGCTTGAAAGCTTGAATGGTGTGACAGATTTCAATATTTACATCAATTCAGGCGGTGGTTCAGTGTTTGCAAGTTCGGCAATGGTCAGCATGTTAAAGCGATTCAGACAGAACACAGGGGCAACGATTCATGCGTACATTGATGGATTGTGTGCAAGTGCTGCTACATATCTTGCTATGGTTGCAGACGATATTAACATTTACAAAAATTCTGTGCTGATGATTCACAAGCCAATGACGTTTGCATACGGAAATGCTAACGAGCTGCAGCATGACATTGACACATTAAATCTGATTGAAAGCGGAACAATGTTGCCAATGTATCAAGCAAAGGCAAAAGAAGGAATCACAGCAGAAAAGATTGCAGAGCTGGTGGACAACGAAACGTGGTTCAGTGGTAATGCAGATGATGATATGTATATCGGAAACTATTTCAATGTCAATGAACTTGAAACAGTGAAGGATGTACAGGCATGTGCAACAGATTTATTCAGAAATTACAAGCATGTGCCAGATGCACTAAAAAGACCAAAACAGACTAAAAAGCCTGTCGAGGATCGTATGCTTGACTATTCAGCATACGAGAATATTATTAGTTCATTAAAGAAAGACGGAGGGGCAAAAAAATGAACGTAAAAGAACTCATCGAAAATCGAAATTCAAAAGTCGCTCAGATGGAAGGCTTGTTGACAACTGCAAAGGCAGAAAACAGATTACCATTTGAAGACGAAAAAAATCAGTTTGCAGACCTTGAAAAAGAGGTCAAGGACATTGATGCGACTATTGCTATGTATGATCAAATGGCAGGCATGAGCATGAAGGAAGTTCCTGCACCACATGCTGAAATGACAAATGCAGAAAGAGATCGCAAAACATTCGAGAATGCAATTCGTGGAATTGTAAATACTGACACACCGACAATGCCAGCAGATGCAAAGACATTGATTCCAACAACAGTTTGGAATGAAATCATTTCTCAAGTAATTGAAATCTCACCTGTATTCTCCATGGCAGACAGATATAACATTACTGGCAATCTGATTCTTCCAAAGTATGATGCACAAAACAGTTCTATCGTGATGCAATATGCAGATGAAGGAACTACAGCAGAGTCTGGAAAGGTTGTTATCACTCAGATTACACTTGGCGGATTCCTTGCACGTTGTCTTGCGAAAATTTCAAAAAGCTTGATTAACAATTCCAACTTTGACATCGTTGGCTTTGTTGAAGCAAAAATGGCACAGGCGATTGCATTGTATTTCGAACATGAGATTTTGTTCGGTACAGTAGGAAAAGTTGAAGGTCTAACTGGCATTGCATCAGATATGACTGTTACAACTGCCGCAGCCACAAAGATTACATCAGATGAGTTGATGGATTTACAAGACAAAGTAATCGACAACTATCAGGGTAATTCTATTTGGATTATGAACCGTGAAACTCGAAATGCAATCAGAAAGTTGAAGGACAATGAAGGCGATTATTTGTTGAACCGAGACTTTACAGCAAAATGGGGATATACACTTCTTGGCAAGGACGTTTATTGCTCTGATGCTATGGACAAAATGCTTGCAGGAAAAACAACCATTTATTATGGTGACTTATCTGGTTTAGCTGTGAAAGTTTCAGAAGAAGCTAACATGCAGGTATTACAAGAAAGATATGCCGAAGAACATTTACTTGGAATTTTAGCTTTCGTTGAGTGGGATGCAAAGGTTGCAGACACTCAGAAGCTTGCAAAACTTGTGATGGCAGCAGGCAAATAAAAAAGGGGTGAAGCAATATGGAAGTAAGCAAAGTCAGTGATATTACAGTAAAATGCGTCGCAGACTATTTGAGACTGGACGAAGTAGCAGAAAGCGAAAATGATACATTGACCATGCTTATTTCCATCGCTACTTCTTTTATCAAAAGCTATACAGGGCTTGACGATGATGGCGTTGACAAATATCCTGAATTTGTGATTGTGGTGCTTATTCTTTGCCAAGACATGTGGGACAACCGCACGATGTATGTTGACAGCAAGGATTTGAACAATACTGTTCAGAGCATTCTTGCGATGCATAGCGTCAATCTGTTGTGAGGTGTGAATCATGTTAAACGCAGGGAAATATTCAAAACGTATCACAATTTACAAGACTGTGATTGTGACAGACGAGGACGGCTTTCAGACAGAACAGAAGCAGGTGATTCTTACACCATATGCATACGTTAGAACCACAAAAGGATTTACACTGATTGCGAACAATTCTGATTTTGAAAAAGCATACACCAACTTCACAATTCGGTATCCGAAAACAGAAATCACAAGGGATATGCTGATTGAGTTTCACGACAAAACATATACGATTGAGTATCTTAACAATGTGGACGAAAACAGTGTAGAATTGGAAATTCAGGCAAAGGAAGTGACACACTGATGGCAAAGATTATTGCTGATATTGACGACAGTGTATTGAAAGATATTTCTTACATCGACAAACAGTTTGATCACATCTTTGGTGGTATGACCAAAGCAGGTGCAGAGGTCGTCTACAAGAACGTTATTTCGGCACTTCCAGGGCCGCTTAGAAGTTCAGGTTTCGCAAAAAATGTGAAGCTGTCACGCGTGTATAAAACACCGTCAGATGATGGTATCAACACGAAAGTTATGATCACTGGATATTTCATTAACAAAGATGGAAGAAAGACTCCTGCACCACTTGTTGCTAACATGTTTGAATATGGAAGCTCGAAAAAGAACTATCCAAAGCAACCGTTTTTCCGAAAGTCTTTCAAAAAGTCACAGATTATGAAAGCAATGGAAGAAGAGCAGAAAAAGTTAAGCGGGGGGCTTTTAGATGAATAACCTCATTGAAAAAACATTGAGTGGCTTCACGGTCAACGGCAAAGAAATCCCTGTTAAGTTCTTGCGGTATAATGGCAATGAAGAAACGTACATCACGTATATGGAAACAGACGCAGAGAGTATGTTACATGGTGATGATGAGTTGCTAAATTATATCGAGTATTATGACTTTGATATTTACTCAAAAGGCAATTACAAGCCGATTATCAAGGCATTAAAGGGATTGCTTACGAGTGTTGGGTTTATGTGGGAACCTGACAGATCATCCGCAGATATGTATGAGGATGATACGAAGTATTACCACAAAACATTATGTTTCTCAATCGAAAGGAGCGAATAATGGCTAAGATTGGATTAAATAACTTCCGATATTCAAAACTTACGGAATCGGAAAATGGTAAAGCATCTTACGATGGCGCAAAAAAGCCAGCCAAGGCTATTACATGTAAGGTGGATATTTCTAACAATGATGCGTCTTTGTATGCCGATGATGCATTAGCAGAAAGCGATACATCTTTCCAGAAAGGTTCTGTAACAGCAGGAATCGACAACGAAGATGTGCAGACCATGGCAGACCTTTTGGGACATACGGTTTCAGAAGAAGGTTCAGAGCTTGTCAGAAATGCAAACGATGTTGCGCCGTATGTAGGTTTCGGAAGAATCGTCACAAAGATGATTAATGGGGTTTACAAGTACACGGTAGAGTTCTTGTGCAAAGTTAAGTTCTCAGAACCGTCACAGGATGATTCTACAAAAGGCGAAAGCGTATCATTCAGTACAACTGAGCTTGCAGGAACTGTTGCAACATTGGCTGATGGCACATGGTCAAAGTCAAAGACGTTTGATACAAAGACTGAAGCTGTCACATATCTTGAAGGACTGATGGCAAAGACTTCAGTTTAAAAGAATATAAAGACAGGGTTCGTACCTGTCTTATTTTTTTAGGAGGGCAAACATGAAGGAAATCTCAAAAGAACTAGAATACAAAGGCAAGAAATACAAGCTTGTTTTCAATCTGAATGTGATGGAAGTTATTCAGGAAAAATATGGCACATTGGATAACTGGGGAAAGCTCACAGACGGCACAGAAAACGATGATGAGCCAAATGCAAAGGCTGTTATCTTTGGAATCACCGCAATGCTGAACGAAGGAATTGACATCGAGAACGAGGAAAACGGCACAAAAGAAAAGATGCTTACACGAAAACAGGTCGGAAGAATGATCACGGAAATTGGCTTGCAATCATCCGCACAGCTGATGAACGGTGTTGTTGTTGACAGCACGCAGAGTGCCGAAAAAAACGCATAATCCCCGATGAGGATGAACCAGAGCCGATAGACTTTACATGGTTCTACTTTATCGGGCGTAACAAACTCGGTTTTACATTTCATGAGGTTGGAAGATTGACACTGACAACTTTCAATATATATTACAAGCATTACAAAAACGATTTTGATTTTGAATTGATGCTTGAAAAGACAGGAACAACATATGCAAAAGCATACGAAAAATCACAACATGAGGACGACTGGTTCTAGAAAGGGGATTGCATATGGCACTTGGTGGAACAATTAAGCTAAAAGGCGAAAGCGAATACAGGCGAGCGTTAAGCCAGATCACACAGAACTTGCGTGAAGTATCTTCTGAAATGAAGGTCGTAACGAGTACATATGACAAGAACGATACAAGCACCGAAGCATTGACAGCCAAGAGTGATGTGCTGAATAAGCGCCTTGAAGAGCAGAAATCGAAGCTGAAACTTGTTTCTGACCAGTACAAGACATATCAGGATGCTGTTAAACAGTCAGCAGCTGAGCATGCGCAACTCGGTGAAAAGCTTGAAAGTGCAAAGGTAAAGCTTGCAAGTATTGAAGCTCAAGTTGGCAAGAACAGTCAAGAGTACAAAGAACAAGAGAAAGTTGTTAACGAGTTGCAGAAGCAGTATGACGAAAGCACCGCAGCGCAGGACAAAAACAAGAAATCACTGTCACAGCTTGCAGTGCAGATGAACAATGCTCAAGCGGACGTTAACAAGACCACAAAAGAGATTGACAACCTCGGCAAAGAATCTGACGATAGTGCAAAACAGGTTGATAATCTGTCGAAAAAAATGGGTGATGCTGATGGCGCATCAAAAAAGCTTGGTGATGGTTTCACAGTACTCAAAGGCACAATGGCTAATCTTGCATCACAGGCAATCAGCAAGATTGTTGATGGATTCAAGCAGCTTGTAGGCGGTGCGGTGGACTATCAGAAGTCTATGGAGTATTACACGACATCGTTTACGGTCATGACAGGCTCAGCCGATAAAGCAGGGGAAACTGTCAAAAAACTTGCTGATATTGGAGCAACAACTCCATTTGATATGCCACAGTTGGCAGATGCAACATCTTTGTTGATGAACTTTGGTTTTAGTGCTGATGATGCGGTTGACAGTATGATGATGCTTGGCGATATTTCGCAGGGGAATGCGGACAAGCTGAACAGTATTGCGAGAGCATATGGAAAAATGAACTCGGCGCAGAAAGTAACACTTGAAGACATCAATATGATGATTGATGCAGGATTCAACCCATTGCAGGAAATCTCAGAAAAGACGGGAGAAAGCATGAAAAGCCTTTATGACAGAATATCAAAAGGCAAAATGTCAGTCGATGAGATCACAGAGTCGATGAAGCGGTCAACGTCTGAAGGTGGTAAATACTTTCAGTCAATGGATGCACAATCTCAGACTTTGGATGGAAGGCTTTCGACATTGAGTGATACGATTAATTCAAAACTTGGCGAAGCATTACAGCCCATTTTACAAAAGGCTGCTGATGAGTGGATTCCAAACATAACAAATGCAATCGACAATATGGATGTTGATTCTGTCGTATCTGTCATTGATGATCTCGTTTCTGGTGTTGGTGATTTATTCGGATTCATCATGGACAATGGTGGTACGATTATTTCGCTTGTGGCTGGCATTGGTACCGCTATGTTAACGTGGAACGTTGTAAGCATGATTAACGGCGTGGTTGGAGCAGTTAAAGCATTTCAGCTTGCTAACGAAGGTGCATCTATTGCACAGGCATTGCTTAATGGTGTTATGAATGCCAATCCGATTATGCTCGTTGTAACGTTGCTTGCAGGACTAATAGCAACAATTATCACATTGTGGAACACAAACGAGGGATTCCGCAATGCTGTTATAAACGTGTGGAATGCATTCAAGGACACGGTCGGAAATGTAATTACATCTGTTGGTGGATTCATAGGCAACCTAATATCGTGGTTTCAGGCTCTTCCTGGGTGTATTGGCGCATTCCTTGGTAATGTTATAAGCAACGTACAGAATTGGGCTTCTAACATGGTTTCTAGGGCTTCTGAGGCGGGTTCTAATTTCGTCAATGGTGTTGTGTCATTTATTAGTGGGCTTCCGTCTGCTGTATGGAATTGGCTGTCAAGTGCGTTGAATAACGCGTGGAACTTTGCGGGACAGTTGGCACAAGCGGGTGCAAATGCTGCTAGTGGGCTTGTAAATAACATTATAGGCACAATCAGCGGACTTCCTGGCCAGTTGTACAACTGGGGAGTCGATATGATTCAGGGTATTGCAAACGGCATCAGGAGTGCGATTCATTATGTGACAAGTGCGGTCAAATCAGTTGCAAATAAAATCACGTCATTTCTTCATTTCTCAAGACCTGACGAAGGACCATTGGCTGAATACGAAAGTTGGATGCCTGACATGGTTGAAGGTTTGAGCGATAGCTTGAGAAAGGCAAGTCCAGAGCTGATAAATCAGACTGAAGCACTGGCAAATGGCATGTCTGATGCATTCAATGTGAATGGTGGCATTTCGACAAGTGGTGGAAACTATAACAACATGGTTGATGCATTCAAGGAAGCTTTATCAAAGGTCAAAGTCGTGATGGACGATGAAGAAATGGGTCATTTTGTTGACAAAACGGTGACAAAACTGATTTATAATTAAGGCGGTAAAAATATGAGAAATTATGTAATTCAAAATGGATTTGACAGCAGATATATAAACGGATTGCTGATACAGGAGTTGCCACCGATTACAAAGCCATTGATGCGTACAAGCATCGAACAGATAGACGGTCGTGATGGTGATATTATCACAAGACTTGGATATTCAGCGCATGACAAAAAAATGAAAATCGGTCTGTTTGGCGATTATGATATTGATGATATTATTACGTTTTTCAATTCGAGCGGAACAGTCACATTTTCAAATGAAGCTGAAAGATATTACAGATATGATATTCTTGATGCTGTCGATTATGAGCGCCTTATGAGGTTCAGAACGGCTGAGATCACGTATCATGTGCAACCGTTCAAGTACAGCACAATCGAAAGAGTGAAGGTGTTTGACAATCCAACAGGAGCTATCACTGTTAGAAATAACGGCAATTATGTTTCTAAGCCAATAATTCATATCAAGGGTTCAGGAACAATCAATCTGTCATTGAATGGTGTGCAGTTGTTTCGGATTGATATGAGCACATCAAATTCCATCACAATAGACACAGAAAGGCTCGAAGCGTATAATGATGATGTATTGATGAACAGATATGTTGTCGGAAATTACGACAAATTTATGCTGAAAGTTGGGCCTAATTCCGTGTCATGGGATGGACAGCTTACTTATATTGCATTTGAAAATCTGTCGAGGTGGATATGATGGAAAAGACGAATCTTGAAATGATTAAAGGCGACACACTGTCATTTGCGGTTGAGATTGAGTTCGATGACAAACCGCAGGAGCTTGAAAAGGCGCTCTTCACGTGCAAAAGGAATCTTGATGATGACGATGTCGTATTCCAGAAAACACTTGAAAATGGCATCTCATTCAGGAAGCAGGAGCGCAACAAGATGTATTACGTGGTGCGAATTGCGCCTGAAGATACAAAGGATGTTGAAACAGGACATTACTTTTACGATATGCAAATTGAACTTAACGGTGATGTATTTACTATCCTGATAGGTACATTTAAAATACGAAATGGAATCACAGACTAGGGGGTGCATAAAATGGGCGAATATTTTACAAAACCTGTTTGTAAGGTTTTCATGCTGAAAGGCGAAAAAGGCCTGAAAGGCGAAAATGGCTTGAACGGTAAAGATGGCTTGAATGGTAAAGATGGCTTGAATGGTAAAGATGGCGAAAAAGGAGAAGGCATTCCAACAGGTGGTACAACAGGACAGTTTTTGAAAAAGAAAAGCAATACCGATTACGAATACGAGTGGGCTGATATTGCTCCAACCTCATCTATTTCAAATAATGAAATTGATACTATCGTGAAAGAGTAGGTGATAACATGGAACACATTACAATGCCGAGAGGTGACTTGCGAAACATTCATTTTACCGTTCATGATGCAAACGATGCAGAGGTAAGCAAAGGATTCACTCAAATTACATTTACGGTAAAAGCAAATACATCAGCGAGAAAAATTATCATCCAGAAAAAACTGACTGATGGAACGATAACTAAAGATGGAAATGTATATTCATTTTCGATTAAGCCAGAAGATACAGACTACATTGATTTTGGTACTTATTATTATGACATTGAGCTTATCAGAGGTGACCAGATACATCAGACATTTGTAGGTAAGCTGATTATCACGGAAGAAGTCACATTTGCATGTGATACCGAAAAAGGAGTGTAAAGCATGGATGAATACAAGATTATCATGCTTGCGGACGATGATCACTTAACTGTTAAATTGGATAGCGTTTCAGTGGTTGGAACAGATGATTATAATCAACTAACAAATATCCCTAAAATCAACAATGTTGAGGTAAAAGGAAGCAAATCGCTTGCGGATTATGATATTGAGAGCGCAAGCGAAGCAAAAAAAAAGTTTGAAAATATGAATAGCGAAATAAACACACATGAAAGCAATGCAGATATACACGTATCACGTACAGACAGGCTTAAATGGAACAGTGGTACGACGTATACCGTTAACGAAGAACATCTGATTATAGGAGGAAAATAAAAGTGGCAGATATTTCAGAAATCACATTACCTAGCGGAGCGACTTACGACATCAAAGATGCAACAGCAAGACATGACATTAGCATTCTAAAAGGTTCTGTAACAGGTGCTATGTATTATGCAGGAGTTACAACAACGGCACTTGCGAATGGCTCTAGCACATCACCAATCAAGATTAATAATGCAGATTATACGCCATCAAATGGTGACGTTGTAATTTACGGGTCGCTTGAACTTGTGTGGTCTACATCTGATAACAAGTGGCACGAGTTTGGTAGTACAGGCAGTCTTAAAGGACTTGCATTCAAGGATTCTGCGAGTGCATCATATACACCGGCAGGTTCAGTTTCCGCACCGACTGTTTCGGTTGCTGTAAACACAGCGAGTGTTACGCCTATCAGTGGTGTAGGCTCATTGCCAAGTTTCACGGCATCGGTATCAAATGAGGTTCTAACACTTGGATTTTCAGCAGGTTCTTTGCCAACAAAAGGAACAGCGGTAACGGTTGCCACAAGCATTAAGTCCGCTAGTGCATCCGCACCAGCGTTTACAGGCACAAGTGCAACGATTACATCAAAATAAAGGAGGTTGTTTGAATGGCTGATGTATCAAGTATTAAACTCCCAAGTGGCACAACATACACGGTCAAGGATTCTACAGCCAGAACCCATATAAGCAATAAAAGCAATCCACATGGAGTCACAAAATCACAAGTAGGTCTAGGAAGCGTTGCAAACTATGATCAGTCAAAGGCAATAAAAAGCATTTCAAGGTCAGGAACGACATTTACGGCAACGGCATTAGATGGAACAACATTTACGTTCACTCAACAGGATAACAATACGACATATGGAGTTGCTACACAGAAGGCAAATGGATTGATGTCTGCAGCTGATAAAACTAAATTGGATGGTCTGAGCGCAACAAGTATCTCGGCAATTTCCAATTCAGAAATCGACTCGATAGTCGCTAGTTAAGGAGGAAAAATGGCTAACTATTTAGATCAAAATGGACTTAGATACTTCTGGGGAAAGATAAAAGCTAAAATGCCTAGTCCACTTCAGGCTTACCCAGTTGGAAGTATCTACATGAGCATTAGCTCTAGCTTTAACCCGAATACCTCATTCGGTGGAACATGGGCAAAGATTGCGGAAGGACATTGCTTAATACAGGCGGGAGATAGATACGTACTTGGAAGTACTGGCGGAGAATCAACACACAAACTAACCGTGCAAGAGATGCCGCAACATGCACATTCAGTTGTTCGTGATGACGGGGTAAAAGTATCCTCGTGGGCAACAAATGTTGCTGATGGGGACAAATGGTATGTACCTGTTGACGGTAATAATACGTATGGACATAAGGAATACATGACGGATTTTCAAGGTGGTAGCAACGCACATAACAATATGCCACCATATCTAGCAGTTAACATTTGGAAACGCACAGCATAAGGAGGAAGCAAAATGGCAGAAACTAAAATGGAAGAAACAAAAAATGAAGAATCAAAAAAGCTTGCCTTGAAAGATGGGACAAAATTAGAAATCAAAGAATTCAATGATGAAGATGGTAAAGTCTCAGTAATCCTATTAGGTATGGGATACCAGGAAGCTGTAGAAGCTTTGACAGCGGAACAGATCGCAGACATCCAAATTCTAAACGAACTTGGTGAGGTAGTTCTGACAGCGAAAGGATACAGCCTTGGTGACAGCATTTCTGTAAATACCAAGGAGAACACAACTACAGTAACTTTCGAGGTTAAGGAAACAAGAGAAGCAGTTGTAGACGCAACAAAGGCAATTCAGAAACTACAGAATACATCTGAGCAGAACACAGCTGACATCACAGCAATCAATGAAGCCATCGCTTCACTTGCAGAAATCGTAGGAGGTGAATAGCCATGGTAAAGTGGTACGTAAGACAGATTCAGATGAACCGAATGACACTGGAAGAAGTGCCTAAAAGATGGCATGATGCTGTAGAAAAAGCGTTAGCCGAATTGTAGGATAAAAAGACAGGCGCAACGAGCGCCTTTTTCGTTAAGTATGTGAGGGCTTAAACATGATAAAATTATTTGGAACAACAGACACAGACTTTTCAAGCAATGGTGATGCAGTCATTCAGCCATTTAAAGCAAAAGTTCATAAGGAAGACAACGGCAAATTTTATTTGAATGTTGAAGCGGACATTTCTTATGTTGATTTTTTGACAGCAAACAGGATTATCGTCGCAGATACTCCACAAGGTGCACAGGCTTTCCGCATTAAGAATCCAGAAAAAACAAAGAGTAAGATCACGATAAAGGCTCAGCACATTTCGTATGATGCTCAAAACTATGTGATTGCAGACAGTTATGTGGTCGATAAAAATTGCAATGATGCGATGGACCATTTGAACAGCGCCACAGACAATCCTAGTCCGTTTCAGACGGTGTCTGACATTGCAGCAGTAAATTCATACAGGTGCGTGAGAACATCGCTGTATGACGCTTTTAGCACGGTTGTAGAGCGTTGGGGCGGACACTTTGTGCGTGACAATTACAGGTTCGGAATTATGAGCAATATCGGGCGTGATAACGGCGTGACTGTACGTTACAAAAAGAATCTGAAAGAAATGACATGCACGGCAAACTGGGACGGTGTGGTCACAAAACTTATGCCAGTTGGAAAAGATGGCTTGCTTTTGGATGAGGTTTATCTTTACAGCAAAACACAGTACGATATTCCATTTACAAAAGTGGTATCTTTCAACCAAAATGTAGATCAAGACCTATACAAGGATGCAGAAGGACATCTTGATGAGACGGCATATAACAATGCGCTTATTGATGATTTGAGAAAGCAGGGGCAGGCATACGTCGATGAAAACTGCGTGCCAAAAGTGAATTACACACTCAAGGCTAATCTCGAAAAGCTGACGGATATAGGCGATACCATCGAAGTCATTGACGAACCAATGGGTGTGGATATTACAACGCATGTTATTTCGTATGATTATGACTGCATTTTAGGTAAGTATACGGAACTTGAATTCGGTAATTTTCAACAAAAGGTTTCCGACCTTATGGGAACGGTAAGCTCAACAATTCAGCAGAGCGTTGAGAAAAACAATTCTGCTTTACAGGTTGTGTTTTCAGATGCAATTCAACATGCTCAGGAAACAATTCTAGGAATGCTTGGCAATTCGTATGTTGTTTATGAAGGCGATAAAATTCTGGTTGTTGATGCATTGCCAAAGGAAGAAGCGCACCACGTTATTATGATCAACAGCGGAGGTATTGCATTTTCAAGTACTGGAATCAATGGAGATTTTGAAAGTGCATGGACGATTGACAATGTACTTAATATGCAACATATCAACGTTATAAACTTAGTTGCGGACATGATTAAAGGTGGAACATTAAAGCTTGGTTCTAACCTTAACCAGAACGGACAGATTGAAGTCTATGATGAAGCAAACAATCTGATTGCAAAACTGGACAAAAATGGACTAATCATGTATGGTCTTGATGGCTCATATCTGGTCGTCAATAATTATGTAGGTTTTGCAGGATATGACCGTACAGGAGCAAAAACGTTCTGGGTTTCAGGAGATGAGTTTCATCAGAAAAAATCTGTTATTGAAGAAGAGATTATGTTATGCAACAAAGCACGTTTTATTCCGATTACAGTAAAAGACGGCGATATTGTTACAAATGACGGCATCGGCATAGTGGGGGTTTGATATGGCTACATCAGGAACATTCAAAACATCAGCATATGATGGTGCATGCTTACAGTTTGACTGGTCATTGAAAAGTCAAAGCACCGTAAACAATCAGTCTGTTATTTCATGGACGTTGAAGGGCACTGGAATTAAGTCTGGCTATTGGTACATGGCAGGCCCTTTCAAGTGCACTGTAAACGGCACTGTTGTTTATCAGTCAAACACTAGAATTAAGTTATATACAGGTACGGTTGTTGCATCTGGTGAGCTTGCAATCGGTCACGATACCAACGGTGCAAAGAGTTTCAGCGCATATGCAGAGTGTGCAATTTATGTTACGAGCGTAAACTGCAAAGGTTCTGGAAGTTGGAGCCTTCCCGATATTGGCAGAGCATCACAGCCAAGTTTGAATACGTGGCCAAACAATTCTCCTGATTTTAATATCGGAGATACTATTGTTGTACATATGAACCGAAAGTCAACCGTGTTTACGCACACTGTTGTGCTGAAGTTGGGTTCATATAGTTATACTATCGGCACTGGCGTAACGGATAACATTACACTTGATACAGATAGGATTGCATCGAGTTTGTATGCACAAATGCCAAACAGCAATGCCATGACTGGAGAAATCATTGTAACAACGTATAGTGGCAGTGCGATTATAGGAACATCAAACTGTACCATTATTGCACACGTTGTAAATTCTAATCCTGTCTTTGATGTAGGTTATTCCGACACAAATTCGGCAACTGTTGCAATCACTGGTGATAATCAGTACATTATCAGGAATAACTCGACATTAAGAATCAGCGTAAGCAATGCAAAGGCGTTAAACAGCGCAACGCTGAAAACATTGACAGCGGTTGTAAATGGAAATGCTTATACAGGCACGTTAAACGGCTCTACAGGCGTTATAAATGTTGGCGTGGTAAATATATCATACGACACTGAAGTGACCGTTAAATTGACGGATTCGAGGGGAAACGAGGGCATTAGAGAAATCACGGTGCTTGTATATGATTGGAGCTTGCCGAGTGCGATTATCAAACTGAACCGTAAAAGCAATTATTATTCAGAAAGTATATTAAACGTTAATGCGAATTATGCATCAATCGGTGGCAAGAATACAGTAACAATCAGGTATCGAACAAAGAAGGTTTCTGACAGTTCATATGGAAGTTATGCAACCGTGCAGAATAACACTGATGCAAGCTTTACGGCTGATAACAAGTATGAGTGGAACGTACAGGTTGAGGTTTCTGACAGGATAGGAAAGACAACTTACAATCTGATTCTTTCAAAAGGTATCCCGATTACGTACACTGACATCAAGAAATACAGCTTCGGTGTAAATTGCTTTCCAAAGTACAATAACAGTCTTGAAGTCAACGGAGTGTGCATTAGTGGTCAGGTGCTTTACAGCAGTGCAAGCGGTACGGCAGGAACTGTCACATTGTCAGACAGTGTGGAAAACTATACGTATATTGAGATATTCTACAGGTCGTCTGGTGATAATGCCTGTGGCAGTGTGAAGGTGTTCAGTCCAAACAACAAACTTGTGCATTTAGGAACGATTCATTATATTGCGGATTATGACTATGCAAAGTTTGCTCTTGTAAGTGTGTCGGGGTCAATGATCACATTCAGTCAGAATTATCAGATCACTTTGAAAAGCAACGGCTCAGTATATTCAGCAGAAAATGCAATTTACATCACGAGAGTGGTTGGATATTAAGCAAAATCATGATATACTAGGAACGTGGTGTTGTTCATGTTCACCATTTCCTTTCTCAGCTTGTCGGGGGTATTCGGCGGGCTGTTTTTTTATGCATAAAATTCTATACTAACTTGTCACAGCCTACAGGTCATACCATGTTAGTACAGAAAAAAATCACCGTTTGCATTAGGTGATTGATTGGTGTATATTATAGGCGTAGGGTTTAGTTAACATTTGGGCATGAAATTCTCCTAGTAAACGGCAGGCAGAAATGTCTGCTTTTTACTTGAAAAAAACTTCTATCCCATCAGGGGAAACATGGACAGAATCAAGGACATTTCGCCACAGTGTGCGTTTGTTCTCACGTGTGAGGTTATCATATATTGAGCGCCAACCGCTGTTCAAAAATTGGTTAAGATGATCGGTGCTTTTAGGTTTGAAAGATTCAAGCCTTTTTATTTTGTCTTCCGTTTCTGCATATAGGCGTTCATAGGTGCTCACAGGCATGCGTTTCTTTATAAAAATATAATTCAGATTATCAAGCTCTTTCCTTAGTTCTTTGAGTTCCTTGTCGGTTGTGTTCTTTGTTTCTGATGTGATGCTTGAGATTGTGGCTATATGGTCTTTCAGCAGGTTATCAAGATTAGACAATAGATACTTTTCTGTTGCCAGTTCCGCATAGTGTTTTTTGTGTGTGCAGGTATGCACTGAGTGGGCATTGTTGCAATGATAATAGTAATATCGTTTGCCACCTTTTGGATGGCTCACTCCAACCAGTTTAGAACGGCATTCTGGGCATCTTAACAGTCCGGTAAATAAATATACATGACGTTGTATTCCTGTGCGTATATTGGACTGTAATGCGGTCTGAACGGCATTGTATGTTTCTTTCGTGATATATGGTTCGGCATAATTGGAATTGCCACGGTATGATCCTGCATAAAATTCATTCTTAAGAATGTGCATGTAGGACATGTAAGGTCTAGACAGTCCGTATTTCTTGTTGACGTATTCAACTGTATGATGGACTGATTGATGCAGAAGAAATGATGCGAAAATATCTTTAACGATTGGAGCTTTTGATTCATCAATCACAATGCGTTTATTGCCGTTTTCTGTGGCAATCCTGTAGCCAAAAGGAACGTTACCAGTGATAGGTTGGCCTTGGGCAATCTTGTACTCAAATACGGCTTTGATACGCTCAGAGCCTTTTTTTAATTCATGTTCTGCAAGATTGACTTTAAGGTTGAACATGAACAAGCCGTTTGCGGTAGACGTGTTTATGTCGTCCTCGCATATTGAAATCATGGCCACGTTGTTCTGTTGAAGAAGTTCAAGCATTTTGTTTGCTTCAAGCACGTTACGTGACAGACGGTCAAGACGAGTAAAGGCGATTGCATCCAGATCGCGAAGGTTTGACAGCATGGCTTGAAGCTGAGGGCGTTTCATTGTGCTTGCTGAGAATCCTTCGTCAATGTAGATATGTATTAGGTCATGACCGTTGTCGTTGCACCATTGCGTTATTTCTTCAGTCTGAGCCTGTATTGAATATCCATATTTCTTTTGTTCATCAGTGGAAACACGAGCGTATCCTGCCACTCGCAGATTTTTTCTCATAAAAATACCTCCGCTTGTTTGAAAATAAAAAAAGCAGTCCATACTAGCCGATGAGGGCGGTGAAAATATGGACGCAGAAAAAATATATTCGTTGTTGTTTAATTTGTATGCTGAACAGGAAAATCTCAAAATCGAGTATGAGTTAGACAACTCTTTTTTTTCGACAGATGGTTTCAATCAGAAACATTCTTGCTGTCAAGGTACAGTTTCATTATCTTCAGATACAGCTCATCCTTCTCAGCTTCTGGAAGATCGTGAAACAGAGACTCGATGCGCAGTGTGAGGTCTGTCGCTTCATCGTAGCTTGACGTATCAATTCCAAAGTAAGATATATCAATGCCGTAAACCTCGCAAAAACGTTTCAGCGTTGAAAGAGTTAAGGAACGTTTCCCAGACTCAATATTGGATATGGCAGGGCGAGAAAGCCCGACAAGTTCGGCAAGCTCAGACTGTTTAAGATCACGGGAGTTGCGTAGTTCCTTTAGTTTCCTTCCTATTAATTTATTGTTTATCATTATTTCTACACCACCTAAAAAAGTTTATATTTCGATGATAACACACCGTAGCTATTTGAAACAACAGCAAATAATCAAAAAAAGATGAAAAGTAGTTGCAATTTGATGATAAGGGTTTATAATGTAGGCAGATGAAAGGGGCACGAAATGAAAAGAGCAGAGCTGAAAGCGTTTCGAGTATCAAAGGGATATACTCAGAAAGATGTTGCAGAAATGCTTGGAATATCGACTAGCCATTATGCTTGTATTGAGCAAGGAACGCACAATCCTTCTACAAAGCTTGTCAAAGTGTTCTGCAAAGTATTTGGGAAAGAGTATGCGAATTTGATTATCGGGAGCTGAAAACATGTTAGAAATCGTAGAAAATATTGTACTAAGCGGTCACGCAGAAGAATTAAGAGCAATTATTGAACAGTACGAATTGGATGTTTCAAAAAGAAAGGAAAAAGAAAAAAATGATAGGATTTGAAAACATTAAAGCAGAAGTCGCAGTAGATTTGATTGAGCTGGTAAATCAGCTGAGAGGACTTGAAAAGTCTGCACAGGTAAATTATTCCGTGCAGAATCGAAAGACAGGCGAGTGGGTTAAGAAGAAATTTAATTATGTACCACTTGACAACATTTTAAACAAAATAAAGGAAAATAAGCACTTTGCGCTATTACAGCCCATTGGGGTTGATGAGAATGGCGTAAATGGTGTTCGATGTATTCTTGTTCACGAGAGTGGACACGTATTCGAGACAAACACCTACCCGTTTGCAGTTAAGGAAGGTGCGAAGCTTCAGGATGAAGGAGCAGAGATCACATATCGAAAACGTTATTCATTAGGTGCATTCCTTGGTATGGCAACTGAAGAAGATACAGACGGAAATGATGATGAAGCAACGAACAGCACGGAACGCAAGGCGTCACCAAGACAGATTGAAGTATTGAGCAAGAACTATACAGGCGAGAATCTTGAAAAGCTGTTAAAGATGAACAAAATCGAAAAGCTGGAAGATATGCCGATGTCGAAGGCAAGTGAATTGATTGGTAAAATCATGAAACAAAGAAAGGCGGACAGTCATGAATAAGTTCGTACAATTTGTAGTATGCAAGCACACTGGTGATAGTAAAAAATACCTGTTCTATGCACCTGCTTTTTCAAGAATTGAGAAAGGTGACGAGGTTCTGGTTGATACGCAGTTCGGAGAGCATAGAGCAACCGTGCTTGCAGTTTATGCTTCATCTAGTGATGATGTGGAAAGAATATTGCGTGTTCTTGCAGGTGCAGAAGACAAGCCACTTAAAAGAGTTATCGGCAAATATCAATTCGATAAATTTGTCTACAGTGAGGATGAAAACAATGAATAATATTATTGAAAGAACAGGAACAGACATCATTGTTCCTGAAGAAGTATGCGAGAGAATCATCAGCCTTGAAAAACAGGCGAAAGAAATCAAGAAGCAGCAGGACAGCATGAAGAAAGATATTCTTGATGCTATGCAGAAGTACGGCGTATTAAAGTTAGACAACGAATTTCTGAAGATTGCACTTGTTCCAGAACATGATGCAGAAAGGTTTGACTCAAAGACATTCAAGGATGAGAATCCTGATGTGTATGACATGTACGTCAAAATCTCAAAAGTAAAACCATCCATCCGCATCACTGTTAAATAATGGAAACATTCAGCATTAAAGGCGGTACTCTTGAATATTTTGATGAAACGCATACATATCTGTATGATGGGCTTATGCTGCCAAGTGTCTCGCAGATTCTTGGTACTAAGTTTAGAAACGAATATGCAAGTGTGCCTCCTGCCGTGTTGAATAATGCGGCCCAAAGAGGTACGGCGGTACATAAGGCAATCGAGAACTACAACAATTCAGGCTATGATGATGGAAGCGAAGCAGTGCGAAACTTTAAATTTTTGCAGAAACAATACGGATTCGAGGTTCTGGACAGTGAACTTCCGATTGTGATTTTCAAGGATGATATGCCGATAGCATGTGGACGGCTTGACATGACAATGTTTATTGACGGACAGATAGGGATTGCGGACATTAAAACCGTCAGTACATTAAACAAGGAAAAGATCGCATATCAGTTGAATTTATACCGCATCGGATTGATGCAAAGCTTCGGAGTTGATGCAAAATTATTGAAGATTATACATCTTAGGGATGGCATCAGAAAAGTTATTGACAGTCCTGTAAATGAGGGCATGACATGGGAATTGATTGACAAATTTTTGGAGGAAAACGAAAAATGAATAATGTTAGTTTGTAGGATGCTAGCAAGAAAAAAATGGTATAATTGAGTTGAAAAAGTGGAGGAAAAATCATGTGGAAATCTATCGAAAATTACAACTCATTATATGAAGTGAATGAAAAAGGAGAAATAAGAAGCTTATATCATTGGAATGGTCACAAGTACGAAAAAAGAAAAAAGCCATATATTCTAAAACAATCAAATACAACAACAGGATATAAAAAGGTTGAGCTTGCGAAAGATGGAAAGAAAAAAAGCATAAAGGTTCATAGAATAGTGGCAACTGCTTTTATTCAAAATCCAATGAACAAGCCGTACATAAACCATATAGATGGAAATCCTATAAATAATTGTGTGGAAAATCTTGAATGGTGCACTCAGAAGGAAAATATTGTACATGCATATAAAACAGGATTGATAAAAATATCACACATCACAAAAGAAAAATTGCAGAGATATATAGAAAAGGGGTTTACATATAAGCAAATAATGGAAAAAGAACATATATCTTTTAAGAGGTTACAGAATTATTACAGAATTTATGGATTGAGGAATCAACACAATAAATACAATATTGATTTGGAACAACTTAAAAATGATTTTGAAAAAGGAATGACGAACAAAGAACTTGCAAAAAAATACAATTGTTCAAATGCACTTATTGCAACACGAAAATATCAATTAAAAAAAGGGAGGATATAATGCCAGGAATTAATTCATGTGTAATTGTTGGAAGATTGACAAAAGACGTAGAGGAGCGCAGAACGCAGAATGGAACACCAGTTGTATCATTCACATTGGCAGTTGATCGCAGAAAGAAAGAAGACGGTGCAGACTTTATCAACTGCATTGCATGGGATAAAGCAGCGGAGACAATCGCACGATATGTTCACAAAGGGGACTTGTTTGGAGTGACTGGGCACATCCAGACAAGAAATTATGAGAAGGACGGCAGAATGGTTTATGTGACAGAAGTAGTCACGACAAGCTTTCAGTTCTTGGAACGCAAGCGTGAAATGGCTTCTGACAGCCCTAGCGTTCAAAATAATAGCAACTATGATTATGGTTGGGGAAATACAAGGAACGACATAGGTTCGTCTGATTTGCCATTCTAGGCGGTAATAACGGCATGATAGGAAATGCGAAAGCTATCATCCAGTGGTTGTTTGACCAGCAGGATGCAGAAAAGCTGTACGAAATCAAAGAGAAGAAATCGAAAAGATCACTCACAGCAAATGCCTACTACTGGTCTTTACTCAACCAACTGGCTAGCGTTATGAGGTTCAGCAGTGAAGAAGTACATTTCATGATGCTCAAGCGGTACAGCACGTGTGAGGTTGTGTCGGTCAGGTCAGACATAAATGTTGATGGCTATTTTCGATATTATGAAGCAATCGGGCAAAGCGATCTTGATGGAAAAGAGTTCACACATTACAAGATTTACAAAGGCAGTTCGGATATGGATTCAAAAGAGTTCTCCATCCTTCTAGATGGATTGATTCGAGACTGTGAAGAGCAGGGCATACCTGTACTTACGCCAGATGAGGTTGCGAAATTAAAGTACATAGAAATGAGGAAAAACAAATGAATATTTACGTTGAAAAAGGTGCGTATGCGCCGAATAGAGCGCACAAAACTGATGCAGGATTAGATATAAGATCACGTGAGACAAGGCTTGTAAAGGCACACAGTAGTGCTTTATTTCATACTGGATTGCATGTTCAGTTGCTACAGGGAACGGCAGGGCTGTTGGTTTCTAAAAGTGGTTTGAATGTCAATCACGGCATTACATCAACAGGATTGATTGATGAAGGATATACAGGCGAAATTCTGGTGAAATTGTATAACAATTCTGATGAAAACTATCTGGTGCATGCAGGAGATAAAATATCACAGTTGGTTGTTATTCCAGTATTTTATGGTGATATTCACATCGTGGATTCACTGGATGAAAATACCGAGCGTGGTGATAAAGGTTTCGGAAGTAGCGGAAAATGATTCTGATTGCAGTATTTCAGGCATTGTATGGAACTTTTCTGCTCATTGTAAAGACTGTTTTTCCGGTGATGCGATGATGAATAAAGAGTTTTGCATCATGCATGGAGGCATATTCTTAACGAAGGAACACTGCTACAGATATTATTCAGAACGGGTATATGGTACGGCAAGACATGAAATTTTTTTCGGCACTGCCAACAGGAAAAAGTCAATCAAGTATGGTCTTGTGGTGTTTATCAAGCCAGAAGATCACAACATGTCTGAGTATGGTGTGCATTGCAGCAAAGGACATGAATTTAATATGCATCTAAAAAAGATAGGGCAGGAACGAGCGATGGACGAGTATGGATGGACTACAAGTGAATTCATCGACATCTTTGGCAAGTCGTATATCTGAGGTGGCATAATGTACAGAAAGTATCACAATACAAAGACGGTTGCTGATGGCATCAAGTTTGATTCAAAGCTTGAAGCTGAACGGTATGCACAGTTGAAGATTCTGGAACGTGCAGGGGTTATTCGTGATTTGGAACTACAACCTGAGTATGAACTTATACCATCATTCAAGAAGAATGGCAAGACATGGCGTAAAACCGTGTATAAAGCCGATTTTAGGTACATCTTGTGTGAGAATGATATAACTATAATCGAGGACGTAAAAGGCTCTACAGCGGTAATTACGGACGTTTTCCGGTTAAAGCAAAAACTGTTTGAATATAAATATCCAGAGTACACAATCAGCATCGTTACGAGTAAAGACATCAAAAAGTTTCAAATAGAAACAAAAGTTGTCAAAATGTGTTGACATAATCACATAACGATGATAAAATTAAAGAGTAGTAATAAACTATAATGTCTGTTCAGTAGTTCGCACCTGCTGAGTGGGTAAACAACTGAATAGATACGAGAACTGTATGGCTTGATAGGGTGCGAAACTATTAAAGCTGTGCAGTTTTTTCGTTAGAAAGGCACTAACATGATTGAAGATACAGAAAAGAAAGGAAGCAAAAACATGAACGAAAGCAGAGAATTCAAGGGCGTATGGATTTCGAAAGAGGTTTGGCTTGATAATAGGCTTAATGCGCTAGAAAAGGTTATTCTTATGGAAATTGACAGCCTAGACAACGGAGAAAAAGGATGCTATGCAAGCAATGAACACCTTGCTGAATTTTGTCAATGTAGCAAAACAAAAGTGTCAACTGCTATTAGAAAGCTGATTGATTGTGGATATATTTACGTGCAAAACTTTGATGGAAGAAAACGAGAATTGAAAAGCAGACTTTCAAATTTTGAAAGGCAGAATATCGAAAATTGTAAGGCAGAATATCAGAATTTGAAAGAAAGTAATACAGATATTAATACAGATATTAATACAAATAATAAATTAAGTAAGAAAGAAAGAAAGAGCAAGTCAAAATCGTATGATGAGCAGATTGCAGAGTATACACAAAATGAAGATTTACAGAATGCGTTGAAAGCATTCTTACAGATGAGATCATTCATAAAGAAACCTATGACAGAGTATGCTCTTAAACTTATGTTAAATAAACTTGATGAAACAGGAAATACAGACGATGCAAAGATCGCTATTCTTAATCAGTCAATCACTAATAACTGGCAAGGTATCTTCCCATTGAAGGACGGAAATACAAAACATGAGAAACAACCAGAAAATAAATACGACCAGAACGGTTATGGGTCTGAAGAAGAATTCATGGCTATGTTTTACGGAAAATAGTTTCAAATAGAAACAAAAGAAAGGATTACAACTATGAAAAATATGCAAGATACATTTAAAAATGAACAGCCAACAAAAGAAGCAATCCAAAGGATGTTAGAAAATTGCGATGAAAGTACCGAATACATCAAAGACAATATGATATACTGCCGTAATTGTAATGAGCCGAGAAGAAAATGGCTGTCGGCTGTCGGGCTATATGTTCCTGTAATGTGTTCGTGCTTGGTTGCTGAAAATGACAGGAAGGAAGAAGAGAAAAAGCAGCAGGACAGACTGGCACGAATTGAAGGATTAAGGAGCACAGGCTTTCCCGACAGAGAGCTTCAGAAATGCCGATTTGATCACGATGATAAGAAATCAAAGAAGGCTAGTGACATGTGCAGGAATTATGCGAGAAGGTTTGACGAGTTCAGAAAAGCAGGAAAAGGACTTATCTTATTTGGTGGAGTTGGAACAGGCAAGACGTTTCTTGCTTCATGCATTGCAAATGAGTTGATTGACAATGGCGTGCCGTGTCTTGTGACAAATTTTGCACGAATCATCAATACGCTTCAGGGAATGTATGAAGGAAAGCAGAACTATCTGGACAGTCTGAACGAGTTTGACCTTCTGGTGATTGATGATCTAGGAATTGAGCGAAACACGGAGTATGTAAATGAATTAGTGTACAACATCATTGATGCAAGATACAGAAGTGGAAAGCCAATGATCGTTACAACGAATCTGAAGTATTCAGACCTGTATCATACAGAAGACACAAGCAAAGCCAGAATCTACAGCCGTATTATTGAGATGTGCCTTCCTGTATTGGTAAGCGGTGAAGATAGAAGAAAGAACAAAGCGCAGGATTCAAGACTCATGGATATTTTGAATGGTTAAATGTTTCAAAAAGAAACAAAATGCGCCAAAAAGTATTGCAATCGCTTTCATATTATGATATTATAATAGTGCAAAAGGAAATAAAAAAAAGGAAGGTAAACAACATGACAAACCAACAAATTATTTTCAATGAAGCAGTTGAACTTATGAAAAACGGAAAGATTGGAACAACAGGAAGAAAGTTCGAGGTTGAGGATGAAAACGGCAACAAAATGATGCTTGATGAACCTGAAGACATTCATACATTCCAAGCATGGAAAAAGCTAGGCTATTGTGTTAAGAAAGGCGAGAAAGCTGTTGCACAATTCCACATCTGGAAATGCGTATCAAAGGAAATTGAAAACAGTGAGGGTATGACCGAAGAACAAAAAAGAATGTTCATGAAAAAAGCAAGTTTCTTCAGCGCAAGCCAAGTGCAGGCAATGAATTAATGATATAAAGGCAAGCCCACCGCCTAAAGTGTGGGCACACAAAAAAGGAAGGTAAAAAAACATGAAAACAATTAATATCGGAACAATTAAAACGTGGAATATCGAAGCAATGACAGGATATAAGCCACGCACAACATTCTATGAGGATTTCAGCATTGCAGACCATTTTGGTACTTCGGCAGTCTGTGATACATATTGCCGAGCATTCAACGGATGGCAGAACAATATTGAATACATGACAGAGCTTGTCATGGTTCTGAATTGGAAGATCGCAGAGCATTACAGAAATAATTACAGACTTGCTGAAATGTATGACGAGCTTTGGCACAAGGCTGACGAGTGGGTTTATGACCATTTCGATGGTGAGGACTTACAGTATTTTATGAGAACAACGGACTAGGAAAAACTAGTCTTTTTTTATCGAAAAAATTGCCAAAAAATGTCATGAAAACGTTTGACTTTTCTATATTATAGTATTATAATATAGATGTAAAAAGAAATGGAGAACAAAAACATGACAAACTTAAAGAAATTACAAAGCGTATGCAAAGAAGTAAATGAAAAGATGGATGTAATCAGCGAAGAAGAATTAAAAGGTATCGTAAACAGATATTACGAAGATGATGTAATATCTTGTAGACAATGGGATTTCTTGATTGGTTACATTGAAAGAAAAGAAAAGATTAGTGATAGTTTCGCATTTATGTATAGCGAATAAGGGGAACAAAAACATGACAACAAGACAACAGAAGTATCCAGATACAGATACATTTCATTATTACAATGCAAATCCCAAAAATAGGATCACAGGTGATTGTTCATTTAGAGCAATCAGCACAGCACTTAATCAAGATTACAATCAAACAGTAATGGAAATGGCAGAATTGATGTGCAAAACAGGATATGCACTAAATGATAAAAAAGGCGAAGAAGCATATTTAAAATCAAAGGGATGGATTAAGCATCCACAGCCAAAACATGCAGATGGGACAAAATATACAGGAGCAGAGTTCTGTAAAGAGTTTGAAGGCACATGCGTTGCTCATATTGGTGGACATCATATAGTGTGTATCAAAGACGGAAAGGTACATGATATATGGAATTCAACTAATGGATGTATCGGCAATTATTGGACAAAAAGATAAGAAAAAAAATATTGAAGCTGACCTAACGGCATGACGGGGATGTTTCAAAAAGAAACAAATTTTACCAAAAAGTGTTGACTTTATATATTATAGTGTTATAATATAACTGTAAAAAGAAAGAGAGAACAAAGATAATGACAAACATGAACAGCAGAGAATATACAGCGCTTATGAGTGCAGTAGATGAAATTATGGAAGGCAGAACAGTTAATATTTATGAAAATTCAAGCTTTGGTGCAGAAGTAATAACATTCGGTGTGAACTGGTCAGCTTGTGGGACGCAGAACATCGAAGAAACAAAGAAATTTGCAGAGAAAATCAACAAGGCTTGCAAGATCGTGGAAAAGCTGAATGCGATGCAAATCATTGTAAACTATGGACATGAAGAAAAGCCAGACAGAAAAGCATACATGACATTGATCACAAAGTATATGGATGAATTACAGGCGATATGCTAATGCTTCAATGTTTCAAATAGAAACAAATTTTACCAAAAAGTATTGACATATTATTATAATATGGTAATATATGGGTGTAAAGAAAAGGAGATAAAAAAACATGGCATACGTTGGAAATAAAATGAGTGAAAGAGCTGTGATGGCTTATGAAGATGGTGAAAAACCTTTATCAAAATGGACAAAGTCGGACATTGTTGAATTGGTTTTAGAAAAAAGAAATGATTTTGATGAAAAAGAATTGAATAAATACAATAAAGAATCTTTGAAAGCTTTCTTAACTTATTCAAGCTGGCATCACACAGGTTCATATTTCAACAACACAGACTTTTATAGTTTAGACGAAGATTTTATTGAATTGTCCAAAGAAGAAATTATTGAAACGTTAAATAATAGAATGAGCGAATCGAAAAAAGCTAAAGAAGTTAAAAAAGAAGAAAAACTTCAAAAATGTTTCATCACTTATGTCGAATGGGAAGGCACTCGCAAACATCCCAAAGCAGTTGATCGCGAAGCTTATGGAATCATTAAAGGCAACTTGGTTCATACAGAATATGGCAAGAAGTCATTAAACGGAAAATATGTTCACGTTGTAAAAGAGTTTGACAAAGCACCTCGTGGAACTGCTCAGATTTTCAAAAATATCGAAAAAGGATTAAGATAAGGAGAAAAACATGGAATTAAAAGAAACAATGGCATATTTTATTTGTGGAATGATTGCAGGTGGCGGGATCACATTGATTGTATACAGTATTCTAGTTGCTAAAAGGATTCAAGAAGAACAAGACAAGGCGACTAAATGTATCTTCAAATATGAAGAATACAGAAGAAGAATCAGAACTTTAGAATACCAAAAAAGGGAACTAGAAAAGAAGCTTGAGGAGAAAGAGAATGGCTAAATTAACACAAGCACAAAAAGATGCCTATATAGCAGAGTTAGAAGAAAAGATTGAAGAAGCAGATAAGATCGCGAACGATCAATTGAATGTCTATAAATTTAATTCTCATTCAAAGAAGCATAAGAAAATCGACCAAAGAAGCGCTCAGTTATGGCTTATTATCGCGCTGCTTATCGCACTATTATTATCAGCTATGAATATATGCATTTTAAGTATGTACATGGATATGTTCGGACAAGTCGGAGAATATCAATGTGAAATGTTTAGAGAGAGTAGAGGATAAAAGAAAATGAAACAACGAGAATGTGAAGATTGTAAATATAGTGTGAATTTGAAAAATGAACGACCTTGTAAGAATTGCAAATGGAATTTGTTCTATTTGTTTATGGGAATACAAGGAAAAGAAGACAACTTTAAGGAGAAAGAAAATGAATAAATATATTCTTGATGCATGCTGTGGATCTAGAATGTTTTGGTTTGACAAAAGTAATAAGAACACAGTTTTTATGGATAATCGAACATTAGAAGATACGTTATGTGATGGAAGGACATTATCTGTAAATCCTGATGTAATAGGCGATTTTAGAAATATTCCATTTGACGATAACACATTCAAATTAGTTGTATTTGACCCACCACATTTGATTCATGCAGGAGAAAATTCTTGGTTGGCCAAAAAATACGGTGTGTTAGATATCAATACTTGGAAAAAAGATATTAAGCAAGGGTTTCAAGAATGCATGCGAGTATTAGAAGATTGTGGGGTTCTTATTTTTAAATGGAATGATGAGCAAATTAAATTTGGCGAAATATTAAAAGTTATTGATTATAATCCTTTATTTGGCGACAAGAGAGGTAAAACACGATGGACAGTGTTTATGAAGGAACAAGAAAATGATTGAAGATAGAATCAATGATTTGATTGAAAAGTATAGAAAATGCATTAAGGATGATTTGCTAATAATCGAAATTAACAGAAGATATTTAGATGACAAGAGTGATGATCACAGTGAATCTTACAATGAAATGTGCTTACTAAATATTTTTGACAAAGAAAAAGAAATTGAATTATTCAAAGAGTTTATTGAATCATTGGAATATGCAAAGACAGGAGAATTTAATGATTGATTTAAAGAATGGATACGGAATTACATCCGATGGAAAAAGCTATACGCTAATTAAATATGCAATTCAAACTAGCAAAAATGGTGAGGAAAAGGAAATTCAGAAATCAATTTCCTTTCACTCGACTTTAGAGAGTGCATTACAAGGTTATTCAAACTGTAGAATGGCAGATTTAGTTAGTGACTATGATATGGATTTAAAATTTGTTAAAGAAGCTATAGACGATTTAAAAAGGGAGATAAAGGCGTATGAATAAATATCAAGAAAGCCTGAACTATATCATAGATAAATATCTTGATATGCATTACGAAGGTAAGCCAATGAACGAAGATACTAGGCATGCTTTACGTTTGCAAGAGTTAGTTGACAAAGAAATACCAAAAAAGCCTATCGATATTGAATTTGGTCCATGCAGTGATTTGGTACTATCTTGTCCAACTTGTAAACATGAAGTTGTGACTATTCCAACATATTATGGAAGAAAATATTACTCTCGTTGTCCATTTTGTGGGCAGTTATTAAAAGGAGACGATGAAGATGAACGCTAGAGAAAGGTTTAAAGAATGGGGAATGGGTTTAAGCGTATTCGGTTCTGAGGAAAGCAAAGCTGTTCAACAACAAATGAAGGAACTGGGGTGGATTTAATGACAACAAAACAAGAATATATAGATGTTTTAGGACAAATGGAAGAATTATATAACAATTCTGATAATTGTACGCTTGCGATGAACTTATTCAAAGAAGATATAAATCTACTTACAGGATTAGTAAATGAGCATTTTGAAGAAAAAGCAGAAACTAATTACGAACATTACAAGGATGAAATCATAGAAAATTGTGGTTTTACTTTTGCGCTAGTCGACGGAAAGCTTCATAAATGCGATTGTGTTAGTTGTAGTGATTGTGGATTTAGTACAGGACATGGATGCAGCGAAAAGATTAAAGAATGGTTAAAAAAGCCATACAAAAAGAAAACATACAAATTGAGCCAGTTTGAATATGATTTAATCCAAACATACCGTGACGGTAATACCGATTGTAACCTTTCAGACCGCAGGATTTTACGAGAGTTAAAAGATAAAGGGTATTTCAAATGTGTTGATTACGATACAAAGATTCACGATGTTTTAGAAGCTTGTGAGGTTATTCAATGATTCGACAAGCTAGAAAAGAATACAAGGAACCTTTATACAGACTAAGACAAAATGAATACTGTATATTGCTGGACTTTGAAGGAAAACTTGAAAATAAGCCAATAAACAGATGTGTGACTTTATTGGAACTAAAGAAATATGGACTTTTTAGAAATATTCCAGATAATGTGCCAATAAATGATATTTTAGCAAACTGTGAGGTGATCAAATAATGCGTAAAGCTAGATTGTTGTGTATTATTGACAAGTATGAATATGATTTAAGAAATCAGGCGGGAATTCTCGGTTACTTGTAGCCGAGATGAAAGCCCGTCTGTAAGGTAGTTTAGATACACTATATGTATAATATAAATGTATCATTTACTTGTATTATATGGCGTTATTCGTTATACTATATGTATGGAAAATAAATACACTCACGCAAGAACATGCGTATATAACATCAATTATCATATAGTATGGTGCGTCAAGTATCGCAGAAAGGTTTTATATGCTGATATAAGCAATAGACTTATCGAACTGCTCAAGGCTGTTGGCAATGAAAAAGGTTTTAGCGTAGTTGAATGTAAAGTCGGTGAGAACGACCACGTTCATTGTTTTGTATCAGCCCCGCCAAAGATATCTGTTACTCAGATAGTCAAATATCTGAAGGGTATCTCGGGTAACCAACTATTCAGAGAGTACCCACAGCTTCGCAAGTCTCTATGGAAAGGTCAGCTATGGAATGGCTCGTATTTCTGTGAAACTATTGGCTCTACATCGGAAGAAAATATTCTTCGCTATATAGAAAGGCAAAAGGACTGTCAACTATGAATAAGGCAATTAAGTACAGAGTATATCCTACAACTGAACAACGCATACTGTTCGCCAAGACCTTTGGCTGTTGCCGCAAGGTCTATAATCTCATGCTTTCTGATAAGATCGAGGGGTATAAAGCAACTGGAAAATTTCCTGCCTTAACGCCTGCAAAATATAAGAAAGATTATCCATATCTTAAAGAAGTAGACAGCCTTGCACTTGCCAATAAACAGATAGATTTGCAGGAAGCTTTTCGCAACTGTTTTAGTAAGTCTCGTAAAAAGAAGAACGGCTTCCCTAAGTTCAAATCTGCAAAGCGCAGCCGTAAGTCTTACACGACAAACAATCAAAAGGGCACAGTAGCTATTATAGATAACAGATATATCAAGCTTCCTAAAGCTGGTAAGGTGAAGGCCGTTATACATTGTATTCCTGATGATAATTGGATTATCAAATCGGCCACTGTATCACAGGAATCAGATGGAAAGTATTATGTTTCTGTGCTTTTTGAGTTTGATGAAGCTGAAAATACTTATATAGCTGATAAAACTAACGCCATTGGATTAGATTACGCTTCTGATGGCTTGTATGTGGACAACAACGGTAATGTGGGTACGAATCATAAGTACTACCGTGAAAGCCATGATAAACTTGCCAAAGCACAGCGTAAACTTTCCCATATGCAAGGCTCCAGAAAAGGAGAGGAGAAGTCCAACAATTATTGGAAACAGTTACGTAAAGTAAACAAAATTCATAGACATATTGCTAATCAGCGTTTGGACAATCTGCATAAAATATCTACTGAGATAGCCAATCAGTATGATGTTGTTTGTGTGGAATCCTTAAATATGCGTTCTATGTCAAACAAAGGCTTTGGCAACGGCAAAGCTACTCTAGATAACGGATATGGGATGTTTCTAAAAATGTTGGAATATAAACTTGCGGACAGGGGCAAATATTTTGTCAAGGTCGACAAATGGTTTCCATCAAGTCAGATATGTCATAAGTGTGGCAGCCAGCATCCTGAGATGAAAGACCTTAAAATCCGTGTTATGGATTGTGACTGTGGTTTGCATATTGACCGAGACCAAAATGCTGCCATCAACATTCGAAACGAAGGGTTACGTCTGCTTAGTGAAGTAGCATAAACAAAACATATACAGTAGGGATGGAATAGCTCAAACTTATACGCCTGTGGACATTGCGTAAGACATTGAGCTGCGTAACATCGCGGCCAATGCAGTAGTGGGTGAAGCAGGAAGCTCGGTAACTTGTTGCCGAGTAGTTCACTCAGTAGTACTGGCAAGAGCAAAGAAGATTACATCGGTCAAGTTGGTGATATTGTACACGTACACAAAACGCTAACAAGCAATGGAAGTGCTACAAATTTATTCGATATTACTTTTGAAGATGGAGCTAGGTTCTGTGTGGAAAGAGAACAAATCGAATTTGTGGAGGATTGAGAATGAGCGGTGGAAGTTATAACTATATGTATTGCCGAATTGAAGATGAATACGTCGGAAGAATGTATGATTCACAATTAAATGCAATGATGAAAGATTTAGTTGATTTGCTACACGATTTAGAATGGTGGCGCTCAGCTGATAGTGATGAAAAAAGGTATAGAGAATCAGTTAACAAATTCAAAAAGAAATGGTTCAAGCAAACTAAGATTGATGTACAAAAGCAAATAGAATCAGAGTTTGAACGAACAAAGAATGAATTGTTGAAAGAGTTTGATTACTTGAAGGATGAAAGAGAGGAAAAAAAGTGAAGCTTGCAAAAATGAAATACAGAACTGTAGGTGGGGATTTAAAAGTCAACACGTATACTACTACAATATCAAAAAAGATTGTGGCTGAATCTGGAATTGATCCTGAGAAAGAAATCAAAGTTAAGGCAGAAAAAGGAAAAATAATTATAGAGCAAAAAAGATAAAATAAAGGCAACGAAAAAGGGCATAAAATGCCTTTTTTTTGTCGATAATTATAGTATAATTTACTTATGAAAGAAGGTAAAATATGGTATTTTCTAATAAAACATATGACAAGCTGAAATGGGTTGCACTTGTTGGAACGAACGCATTTTCAGCATTAATTATCACGCTCGGAAAAATCTGGGGTTGGGATTGTGCAGAAGCTATTGCAGGAACTATTTCGGCAGTTGGTACATGTATTGGTGCATGTTTACAGATTAGTTCGGCGAACTATAAAAAGGTGGAATAAATGACTCCTGAAGCAAGTATAAGTATCGCATTACTCATTTCTTTGACATCGCTTGCATGCACGTTGATAAACACATTTGCAGGTGGCAAAAAACGTCAGGAAGAACAGGCAGAGCGAGAAAAGAATCGGCAGCTGGATGTCGAAAAAAATTTTGTAAAAATCAATGTGAAACTGGACGATTTTTGTGACACAACAAAAAAGATGATGGCAGAAAATGGTGAAAAGACTGAACAATTAAAAAAAGTATCAGAACAGCTCGTTCTTGTTTCGGAGCGTGTAAAAACGCTGTTTAAGTACAATGATGATCACGAAAAGAGAATTAAGGATTTGGAAAATGAACGGGCACAGAATCATTAGAGAGGACAGAAAAAATGACATTAAACGGAATTGACATTTCAAATTGGCAAAGAGGAATTGATTTATCAAAAGTGCCATGTGACTTTGTAATTTGCAAAGCTACAGAAGGTACAGGATATGTGAATCCTGATTGTGACAGAGCTTATCAGCAAGCTAAAGCTAACGGAAAGCTATTAGGCGTATACCACTATGCAAACGGTGGAAGTGCAGTAGCAGAAGCAGATTATTTCTTGAATAACATTAAGGGATATATTGGCGAAGCTATTCTTTGTTTAGACTGGGAGCATCAGAACAACGCACTATGTGGAACAGGTGGTCCAGCTAGAACATGGATCAGCAACTGGTGCAATCGAATTGTAGAAAAAACTGGGGTTAAACCTTTAATCTATACATCAGCAAGTTTGTATAAAGAAGTGTCTGACATCGGAGACTATGGCTTATGGATTGCACAGTATGCGAATAACAATCCGACAGGATATCAGGAACATCCATGGAATGAAGGTTATTACACATGTGCTATCAGACAGTATTCTTCTTGTGGAAGACTGGCAGGATATGCTGGCAACCTTGATTTAGATATTGCCTATATGGATGCTACAGCATGGCACAAGTATGCAAATCCAAGCGGTGAAACAAAACCAGTTACGCCAAAGCCTGCGAGAAAGAGTAACGAGCAGATTGCAGATGAGGTTATTGCAGGAGCTTGGGGAAATGGCGAAGATCGCAAGAACAGACTTACACAAGCAGGATATGACTACAATGTGATTCAGGACATTGTAAACAAGAAGGCTGCACCTGTCAGAAAGAGCAATGAACAGATTGCAAGCGAGGTAATTGCTGGACAATGGGGAGACGGTAACGACCGTAAGAATAGACTGGCACAGGCAGGATATGACTATAATACCATTCAGAATATCGTCAACCAGAAGCTAGGTGCATCTCAGGCAGTATATTACACGGTTCAAAGTGGAGATACACTATCAGGTATTGCATCCAGATATGGCACAACATGGCAGAAGCTACAGGCTATGAATGGCATCAGCAATCCGAACATCATTTATGCAGGACAAAGGTTGCGTGTTAAGTAATGGCACAAGGCTATTATGCTTGTAGTAGGTGCGGGAAGATACATCCGAAAGGTTATGTCTGTCATGTAGAAAAGAAGAAGTACAAGTACAGTTACAAAGAATCAAAGCTCAGAAGCAAGAGTGCATGGACAGAGAAGAGCAAGCAGATACGAGAGGATGCAAACTATTTGTGCGAAGTATGCAAAGACAAAGGCATATACAACTACCGAAACATTGAAGTGCATCACATAGAGAAGCTGAAGGATAAGCCAGAGCTATGGCTGAATGATGATAACCTTATATGCTTATGCAAAAGCTGTCACAGGTTAGCTGATGCAGGAATGATTGAAAAGGAATATCTAAAGAAGATAGCTAGGCAGAGAATAGACAGGCTGAAATGATCCCCCGATGGTAACGGGCATTGTCTGATGTGACACCAAGATGAAATGTCTACATGA